TTTTTGGCCTGAACTGCCATGTTGACATAACCTTCAGGCGAATCTATATAAGAGCTATAGATAATATCGTAGTATTTGGTTAGGGAGTCCCATGTTTCATCGTTACCGTCAAAAGGGTTTTTGACTATCTTAATCTCAAAATCTGGATTTTTTGACAGTTCGGTTAATGGTTGAACGATTCGGGCAAAATCAACCCCGGATGTTACCACCTTGTCACCGTTGGTCTTCCAGTGTGTCTCAACTCCTAATACTCGAATAGGTCTATCCATGTTTTTGTAGCCTTAATATACTTTAATAAATAATCTTTCTTGTCTGTTTTTGTCTCTATCTTGAGCTTTTCCATCAATTCACGATAACACTCGCTGGGTGTGGTCTTGGTCAGGGTAACTCTATCTATCATCCCCCACAACTCTTCATTAAGGAGTAATCCTGGTGCCTGTTTTTGGAGGTTAACAAAAGCATTGCTTTGCTTTCTGTGTTCTACTCCTGGGTAACCAGATGTCACCCCCAAGCTAAGACGGTCCATTACCTTTTTACTAAATACCCCTGCCCATATATCATCGTACTGGTCAAAACCCCAACTCGGTCCAAACAATCCGAAATACATTAACGGAGTTAGATCTCTCTTCCATGCCAAGTTCATACCACACATAGGGTAATAATTGTTTTTGGGTATAGTTATTGTCTGTAAGCATCTCTTAAGCCTTAAATCAGGGTTCTTAAGCATGTCTATCCCATCAAAGTCCGGTACATTTGACCAGAGTCCATGTGACAGTCCGACAGGACTCTTGCTCCTTATTAGATAAGGAAAGCCTCTGGTTTGGGTATTAAGTCTTGGAACAGAGCTAACCCACCCAAGAGTTGTTTTTGTCGACAGATTCAGCAAGTGACCTTCGATCCAGTACGGAGCTTCCTCTGGGTAACAATCATTTTCCAAGGTCATAATTACATCACAGCCGTCTTGATAGGCCTTATAGTAACCATAAGACCTAATTGCTGATGTTTTAAACGGTATTATCCATGAGTTCTCCCCCAAGTCATTTTTAATGTCCTTATGGGTAAAAATTTTAAAGTTATTAAGCCAACAAGGAACTGTGGTTTCTCTCTTATCTTTATCCTCTACAATGTAGATAAAAACATCCTTCCTGTTAAACTCCCTTCTCCACTCTTCCAAAAAATCAAGTGTGTTTAGGTGATGAGGGATTACAACTCCAATTTTCATAAATTCTCCTTAAACCACTCAATTGTGAGATTCACACCTTCCAGACAACCAACCTTAGGTTTCCATCCGTTCACTAAAGAAGCCTTGGTGTTGTCTACAATGAACCTCTGAACGTCACCCTTGAGTTTGGGTTTAAATTCTACATTTTTATAATCAAGAATACCTAATAACTCATTAAGAGACAGCTCATTTTCAATACCCCCACCCCAGTCTATTGTTTTACCACCATACTTATCAAAGTTTTCTACTTGATCCACCAGCATGTCTATACAGTCGCTAATATAAAGGATATCTCTTGATTGACTCCCATCTCCGTAAAGATTAATTGTTTTATTCATTAAAGAAGCCTTAATAAACCAAGTCACCCACCCACCATCATCACTCCCATCTTGTCCTGGCCCGTAAACACTTGAAGGCCTGTTGATAACATATGGTACACCGTATAATTGGCTATAGAGCTTGAGATAGGTTTCACCTATTAATTTAGACTGACCATATGGAGGAATCAAACCATCTTCGCCAGGGTAAACTTTCATAGTGGAGTTAAAAATAATAGGGATACCTCCACCCAGTCTCGAAAGTTCACACACATTAACTGTACCTAAAGCATTATCATAGAAGTCTAATCTAGGCTCTCGAAGTGATATCTGAGAAGAACAGTTGGCTCCCAAGTGAACAATACAATCAGGTTGCCAATCAGCTACATTCTCAAGGACTTCCCACTCTGCTGTAGAGGTGTCACTTTTTTTATCTAACCCTAAGACCGAGTAACCCATTCTAGTCAAGCGATCCTCAAGGTGTTTACCCATAAAACCCATGTGTCCAGTTATTAAGATCTTGTCCATAGGTGCATTCTTGAAGTATATAAATCCCTATCACTGCTTAGAAAATCCTCGTTCATTCTATAAGTGTTGTCCATTTGCGACTTACTAAACCCTGGGTGGAGGTGTTCGGCTAAAGAGTCGTGAGCATAAGCCCACACGTTCCTAAATTTGGCGGTATCATTTAACTCGTTGTCTGCATAGTTTTTTTTATATTCTGGATTGAACAAGACATTTTTATGCCCGATTGACAGTGAATTCCTTTGAACGTAATTTTTGTTTATTAACCAGGCAACTGAATGCTGGGTGGTTAGGTGCCCAGGGAATCCGTCATAGAGACCGACAACCTTAATCCCTTTTGTAATGTGTTTCTGAGCATTCTCTAGCCAGTCAGGGTGAAAAATAATATCGTCCTGGCTTAACACAAACCAATTCGTCTTTACACCCCAGTAACCAGTATTAGAAGCATTAACACCACTAGGTGGTCTTTTATCAACAATAAACCTCGCTTTTAATTTCTCGACAGCCAATAATGACTCATCATCCGATTCATGGACAACAAAAAGAGGTGAGCATTCTTTAAATTGGGAAATGTTGTCAAAACACTTCTGTATGTTTTCAATACGCTTAAATGTAGGTACTATTACATCTATCATAATTTAGGTAAACCAACACCATCTTTAGACTTCCAATATTCTAAACCCTTGTCTATGTTGCCCTGCCAATCTTTGAGAGGACGTATGGCTGAGTTGTCTATACTACCCTCAATCTCCTCTAGCCAATCTTTAGAACCAGTAGCGTCAATAAATAACCCAAATGGAGGGCAGAATCCCTCATCACCTATCCTTTTGGTGAGTTCCACATGCTCCCACGCATTCTTAAAGTTTTCATCAAAGTAACCACACCTTTCTATCATCTCCTTAGTATATAAACACCATGCTCCAATACAGGCACCGTGATACTCCAGCCATTGATCGGCATACAAAGGTTCTTTGTTCATCGTCCCATGGTAAGCAAAGCATAAGTGGGAGAACCCTGATTGCTTCGTTGCTGCTATGTATCCAGTGACAGCCTTCTCATCCTTAACGACAATGTCATCCTCAAGGAGGAACAGGTAGTCACAACCCTCGTCCATCATGTGTTTTAATAGAGTATTCTTTGCCTTTGCCACGCCACCATTGACACCAGGACGAATGATTTTAACAAAAGGGTACTTATTCTCCATCTCTTTAAAAAACTCATTATATTCTTCTACGTCTTTGTCACTATGATCTTCGTACACACACCAAACATCTACCACCTTCTTTAATTTACTTATGGCTGAGTTGAAAGATTGTTTAAAATAATCACAACGATTAAATGTAGTAATTCCAACTCCGACTTTCATGGCGTATTATACCACTAAAAGATTCGTCGCTTTGACTCCCATTTCTTCATTTCAGCTCTAATATCTTCCATGTTCTCAGATTTACCAACCCTCTTCTCTTTTATTAACGATTCTCTGGCACTTCTTATCCAGTTGGGTTCATTTAGAATATTGTAGGCAACATCATCAATAAGATCACGCTCTTCTTTTGTCGTGGCTAAGTTCCAAGCTTTCTTAAGTAGGTTTAAATCTTCTATTCTTCCTTTATCTAGTTTCATATTCTTTTCCCTCTTGAGAGGGGGTTTTTAGCCCCCCCTCAAAGATACTAATTATTAGTTAGCACCAGGTGTCTTTAGAGCATAAGCCCATGCAGAGTTCAACATTTTAGAAACGTATGAACCAGACCAAGAAGCAAGACTGAAACGTCCAGCTGGGTTGCCTGAATCCACTTTGTTAGTAACAATGTCTAACTTTGGCTTATCACCTTCAAGATCAAAACATCCGAAAGCTTCAGCGCCGTGAATGTAATTGTGATACACAGTTACAGCACTAGCAGCGGTACCAGCGGCACCGGTTGAAGAATTAGGATTCTTGTTCAAGAGACAACGAACCTGGAAAAGTTCTCCCATTTCACCAGTGTAGATCTTCTTAACATCAGAGTAGGTCTTAGCGTTAAGCCAAGTCGAATCTAAGATTAAGCTAGTCTTGGTTTGTGGGGCGAATTTACCAATATAAGTATTGTCCTCATAGGCAGGAGCTTTAGCGACCTCAAGTAGTTGAACTACACGTCGAAGTTCAGCACCGGTAAGGGTGTCAGAAGTAGCGACAGTTGAGACATTAGAGCCATTTCCATAGCGGGCAGTACCATTGTCTAACTCGTTCCTAACTATTCTATCCATGGTTTCGCCCATGTGTTGACCAACAACAGCGATTTTCTCGGCATTGTTTTTGTCAATAGAAGTTAGAGACAAGAATTTTGAAATTTTAACAGTTCTTCCGTATTCTGCGAGGACAGCCGATACGTTAGCTGCGGTAATAGAACAGATCGCAGGATTCACACCTTCACTAAGCAAAGCATTAGCGGGGTCATTCTCCATTGGATTATATCTATTAAACCAGATGGTTTTACCTTCATTTTGAGAGTGAGTTCGCATTTGTGCGCCCTCTTTACAAACCAATTCGTACGAAGCTCTCTTTAAGAAAACTTTGTCGTAATATGTTTTGACTTCATTTGAAAGTGTTGAAGTAGTTTCCATATTTTAATGATAATTAATAAACTATTCCCAATTTCTTCTCCAGTTCCTTCAGATCCATATCTTCTACTGATTTCTCAGTGTTAGATGGTACCTGATTAGGTCGCATGGCAGATTGAGAGGCCTGCTTTGCAATTTCAGTCTGTTGGGAAGCCACAGACCTTTCTAATGACCTTTGATAAGGTTTCATTAGCCCATCAACGAACTTTTTCAAAGACCCTGTTGGATTGGTCTTTACGAAAGCAAGACTAGCTTCAGCAATGCTGTTACTAAGCTCACTATCATATTGTTCAGAATCAGGATTAAGTTGTGGATAAGCCTTTTCGGTTTCCATAGACTCGTTATTAATTCTAGTGTAGGTGTCTCTTTGAGCCTCACGGAAACGAGCCATATTGTCGGCTTGCTGAAGTAACCATTGGTCTCTCCTTGCCACTCGGGCTTGGAGTTCTTCTTGTGTTACCTCTTCTCCTGGGGCTACCAGAGGTTGATTAGGATTGTAACCATTATTATTTGGCACATAATCCTTTGGTTCTACTGAACCAGTAAGTTCCTGAATTTTACGAGCCAGAGACTCCTTTTCGGATCTCTCTTGCTGAGCTTCTGCTTTAGCTTTTTTAGCCTCGGCATTTAGCTCCCTAATTCTGGATTCAGCTCCTTTCTTTGGAGGTTGATCGACCTCTTCAGCAGGTTGCTCTGCGGACTCTTCGACTTCTGTTTCACTGGCCGGTGATTCATCTGCCTGAACTTCTACATCGTTTGTTTCGACTGTTGGTGATTCAGCCTCAGCAGTTTCGGGTTCTGCTGTTTCGTTTAACACCTTTTTTGTTAATTCGTCCATAATGACACACACCTTAATTGTCGAGAATGTGAGACTCGTGAGCCTAATTGACTCAGATAAAGCACTTGCCTTATCTCAATCAGTTAGGTTTTTTGTAACCCTTCTCGAAGTATTCGCTTCTGTCCATCAGATCAGGACTACCGTCTTCTTTAATACCAATCATCATCTTATCCATACCTATGTAAATAGCGTGTTCAACTTCACAGGATCGGCAAACGACATAGATACCTTCTTGCCTCCATCTATGAAAACCTTTGGGAACGAAAACGAATTCAGGGTTATCAAAGTTGTAGGGTTCTTCCTGATTTTTAAGGTGCAAGATTTCCTCATCTGTCAGGAGTATCTTCGACTCTTGATCTGATTTTTTTGAGGACATCTTTGATTAATTGATTGGTGATGGCAAACTGTCCGATTTCTGTTAAACCGTCTCCATTAGCCATCTTAACTAGTAATATTTGATCTAATTCTTCTGATGTTCTATCTATAAGGTCTCTCACTATCTCCCAGCCACGACTCTCTTTCAAGAAGTGTAAGGCCTCAGCATCCGGATCTACTTCTTTTTTGTCCACTTCCTTCATTACTTCTAGTGAAGCGAAGTCATTGAAAAATGTTGGTTTAATAGCTTCCATTGCCTTGTCCTTGAACTGGTAATTGTTGAGGTTGACCACCCATTTGAGGCTGGGTTGGAACCGCATTCATGTTTTGACCACTTATCATCTGATTAAATTGCTCCATCTGTTTTTGCATTAATGCTTGTGGATCGTCTGCTACTTCTCCAACAATCTTTTCCGGATCTTGAATCCCAGAGTTGACTACGATTCTATCTACAATTTCACTTATATGGATTATCTTACCTTCTTTTTGCATTTCTTCTTTAAGTGCAGGGTTTTTGGTAAACATATCTAACAAAAGCATAAGGCTTGCCTGTTGTTCTTTTTGGTCTAGGGCATAGGTAGAACCACTCACTATCTCATAGTCGAAAACAACAGATCCTAAACTTTTCTTTCCAATCTGAATCTTGCCCGATTTTTCATCATACATTTCTTTTGACTCTGGATACTGCTTCATTAACTGCTCTATCTCTTCAGGAAACATCCTGATTGAGATACTGCTTGATAGTTTTTTAGATAGTAGGTTGACAAACTTTTTGTTTACCTGAGTTAAGAATCTCTCCATATAAAATCTGTCCACATTGTCTCTAGCACTTTCTCTGGCACCTTGTTGTTTTAATGCTTCCGGAGTTTTTCCCATCCCAGGGTCAACTTGAGAGCTGATCGAGGTGTCTGTAGTGCCCATCATGTTAAGCATGGATGAGGTCACTATTTGATACACATTGTTGAATGTTTGTTGACCGGATGGGCTTAGGTTGAGGGTTTGAGCTGCTTGTGAGACGCCATTAGTACCTTTAACTAACCATTTAGCTGCCGCACTCCATTTGATAGAACTTAAGTCGGAAACGTAATCTTTGTTAATTAGGGTTGGAGGAAAGATAGATACTTTGACCCCATCTAAGTATAGGTTCCAAAGGGAATTAAGGGTGTATTGCATGCTCTTGCCTCTCTCGAAGTCTCCCATGCCAAAGAAGTCAGTTAAAAGGGGAATGGAGTATTTACAGACAACTGGTAATTCACCATCCTCGTGAGGATTATCTATCTGTCTGATAGTCAAATCTGCGTCGGTAACATAATCAGTCCAAGTGTCTTTCTCGTACATTGATAGAACTTCAAAGTAACCTTTATCCTTAACACTTTGATCGCTAGGATAGTCACCCTCTTCTCTTGAGTCCTTATCCTTGTTTTGTTTAATAGCTGATTTGTCTTTAAGTTTTACAACAACTTGGTCAATATTTTTAAATTCCTTGTTGTTCTTAAGGCTTTCAAAGTAACTCAGTGGTTGCCAAGTTCTAACGATAATGTAATCAGAATCTTCAACACTAACTGCCCCTACCTGTGGGAAAACGTCACGAATGTTTAGAAGGTGCAGGTCTGGCCCCACATAACCATCTTTATTAACCACCCAATCAACGAAAGCAAAAAAGTTTCCGTATATATTAGAGTAACGGTCAACAAGTCTGTATTTGGTTAGTAAGTCAAACTGTGAATTGGCATTGGGATTAACATATTTATCGAGAGTTAGGTTCATTAACTTCTCACCAAATCTGTCATTTTTACTTATAGCCCTGATCTTACCAGTTGGTAGTTGTGCCATCACTCTAGCCTCTCTCTCTAGCACCATTGTGGATAGTTTAGGGTCAAAGACTTGAGACTTGGTGGACTGGCTAATAGAGTCGTGTAGTTCGTTATGAAAGAGCTTTTCGTATTCTGTCCATTTGTCTTCTTTGGTTTTGAGCCAGTTTTCAGCTGCTTCTTTTCTAGTTAGTATTATGTGTTTATCTTCTTTTTTCATTTTTAGAAACAAAAAAAACCGCCAGCTAATCTGACGGCTCACAATACGAATGTTGTATTGCCTTAGTTATTATAATAGCACAGCAACGGTTAGATTGCTATTCTAACTTAGTGGTTCGAGTCCCATCTTTATACTTAGTCCTTTTGGATTTAAGTATATTGATTGTGGGCACGACTACTTGACCTTCTTTAATTAGAACAGTAACGTCAAGTTGACCAAACCCAAGCTCTGTCACCTTCCTCTCTAGTATTGCATGAAATGCTAAATTGGCTTCCATATTTCTCTAAATATTATATCAACAATTTGTTTGCCATTTATCCTTAAGCTCATGGTAAAGACTCCGTTCTTCTGTCTAGCGATCTCACTTTCTATATCAAGATGGGCTTGCTTATTGGCTGGATTAAGATGAATCTGCTCCACTAATACCACCCTCCCTCTTGTTGAAACATTTGGGTATCGTCTGGGAGTTGTCCAACTTGAACATCATCTTTTTTATAACTCATAGCAAAATATCTAATTGCGTCCATAGCGTCGTCGTCTGCTTTATAAGGAACTTCTTTTATACCACTACCAGCACTCTTATTTTCTATCCAACGATACTTTTCAAACTCATCTGCTATCCAAG